GTAGTCTGGTTTGGATTTTCCATTATTATTTGATATCGTCTAAACTATTAAGCAAATTAGCAATATCGTCATCGTCATCATCTGTTGCGTCGGTGCTGACGGTTTCCGGCTTCGGTGCAGCTGGCTCAGGAGCTTTATTTTCCACAATTGTTGTTGTAGTAGGGCTAGCGGCATCGTCGGTATTTATACAATAAAAATGTTCGTTCAACAGTTCTTTTAATTCGTCGAAACTTTTTACTGTAAATACATTTTCAAGGTCGGTAATGTTCTCATATGTCTCTTTAGACTTACCATCATCCATTCCTTCGATTGCTTTTGGCATACCAAACTTGGATGATACGTATGTTGGAAAGTCGCCTTGCTTTTCAACTTTAATACGAAAATCACATCCATTTTTACCCAAGTCAAAAATGCGCGGACCTAATTCGTCTGCTTCATCACCTTGCATAGCTTCCATAATTACCTTATGCAATTGTCGTCCAAATCGTAACAGCTTTGTAGTACCGTTATTGTCTGGATTTACTGGATCGTTTACAATATAAACGTTTACCATCCAATTTTCGCGCCGTAGAATAGCTTTACCTTTCTCTTTTTCTTCTGCAGTACCTGTTTTAGTGATACGATAACGTGCTTCACCAATAGGATCCCGCTCACCCCATGTTTGAGGACTGATCTGATTGATGTATTGACCAGTTGCAAATGATGTCCAACCGTGCGTATAGTAATGAAAAAAGGTCTTACTGGGGTCTTTCACATTAGGTAATAGGCGCACTGTGTAAGTATTACCAACTTCTGTTCTTAGAAACTGAGAACGATTTGTTTGACCGGAGTCTTTAGTCATCTCAGTTTTAATGCTTTCGAATAGTGATTTAATATCTGTCATTTTTAATTTTTAATTTTATATTTTTATAATATCGCGTTATGGTAACACTGTTACCGTTGCTTTCATTATTATATATCATCCAATCATTGAATCAACTTTATTTTTACAGTGAAAGATTGTTTTTTGGAAAAATTCTTTTGTTTTTTCATTGCAGTTATAAAATTTTACTCTAAAGTTGTCAATACTACCCACCACATCCTTTAACATCATGTTAATTATTTCTTTATCTGCTCTTCTGTATTGTTCATCAAAAGAATGAAAGGTGAATAGCATATAAACCGACACTTCCCCAGATTTTAGATGAGAAAAGAAGGAATTTAACGTGTCTTGTTTGGTTTCCTTGTGAAAAATGTAGGAATCCCAAGAGATCCCGTGTTTGTGACAGTATTTTGTTATAAACAAAGCAGAATTCATGAAAAATTCTTTATTTTCTTGTGAACTGATCTCATTTCTGTTTAATTTGTTAATATAATCAAAATAAAGCTTACAAGCCTTTAAAGAAGTGTAAAATTTTAAGTCCAATACCGGGTTATCTTGGTATATTTTGTATGGAGCATAGAAAAACTTGTCAATGTTTACGTTTTTGTGTTTAGAAAAAAAGTGAGCTAACTTTTTACATAGAAATTTTTTGTCTTCGTCTAGGGAATCAAAATTAATTCTGTTTTTGTATGGTTTATTTTTTGTAACCCGGCTCACCTTAAGGTGAATGTTATAAATTAACTTTTCAAAGTCCGTCACACAGCTATTATACGTATAAATCTTATTTTATCAATTTAGTTTTACAGCTATTAATGTATTTCATTATGTATTTGCTTTTATGAAGTGAAGGATCATAGAACAAAAACAATTTTACCATTTCAAAGTCGGTATCAATGTCGATTATTTCTTTAAAAAGGGTTCTTAATTTACTATCCTTAAGAAGTAATATAAAAATATTGGGTAGGTTAACTTTTTTGTTGTTTATAATTGAAATAAAAGAACAAAACCCCATAAATGCGTGTGCTGTTTCTTTACTATGTGTCTGTTCTACAGGACTGTTGTTTTCGTTTCTCATACCACAAGTTTAAACAATTTAGTAAATTTAAGAAACGTTTCACCAATTTTTCCACCAGCGGAATCAACATGACCACCGCCGTTTACTAATTTACCGGCAAGTTTGTTTAAATTTACTTCATCTCCCTTCCTTTTTCTAACACTTACACCTTTAGATTTTGGATTAACAATAAAAACAATGTCTGCTTTATGTATTTTTAGTAACCCCGTTGCAACTTCGTTAATATTGTGTGAACATACGGAAGAAATTAGCTTTTTTGGTTTGTTGTCTATTTTCGTTTCGTAAAAAAAGCATTCACCCGTTTCAAGTTGTGATCTTATCTTTTTATTAGCTAAAGTAATCATGTTTTTCTGGAATAGAGTGAATTCAGTAAAGCCGTTTTGGAACTCATCGATGAATTTTGCTATTCTATTACCTGTATAACTCCACAACACGTAATTTAACCCAATACTTTCTTTATATTCTAATTTATAACTATCATAGTCGTTAATTAACTTGATAAGTTTTACTTTTGCTTTTGTAAGGTTATTGTGTAACTGTTTATTAGGAAAAGCATCAAGAAGATACTTTAATACAAGCTTAGTAGTGGAAGGATACTCACTATCTAATATTAAGCTGGTTTTTGTGAAGCCTTCGTAATTGTCTTTACCATTATGGTGGTCGATAACAACAATATTTTTATAATTAAGTAAATCAGAATGTTCACTAACGTTTAAATCACAGATATAAATTATATCGTAGTCGGAAATTTTATTATTGGTAAGAAAATTAACAAAATCTTCTCTAAAGTTCTTATGAGTTGTGGTTTTATAAGGTAAGTCGCCTATTAACCACTTTAATACTAAAAAACTTCCAACTCCATCTAAATCCGAATCAGTAAATACATATTTTTTACCGTCCATTAAAGATAATTAGTTTAATTAACATAGTTCTCAACCATTTGCGAGCGCTTCTATAGAATTCATTACATTTACTGTAGTAGCTTCAATATTATTACCACCACCATCAGTAATTGTAAGTGTGGGGTAATGAATACTCATTTCAGTAGATCCAAAATTAGCTCCAAACCGGTTTTTCATCACTCCCAACCTTATTTGATCTAATCCTCTATCATCTTCATTTTGATATATAGAAAATATAGCATCTGCTGTCATAGCTAACCCCATACTTTCACCAATAGTGTCCAAACCAGGGTCTTGTGTGTCATATCCTGATCTGTTAAGTTGGGTAGCAGTAATTATAGGGCAGTTGAATGTGTATGACAACGCTCTTACTTGTTCTGTTGCATATTTTACCCTTTCATAACTATTATTACCAATTGGTGAGTGCATTAGGTTAACATAGTCAAGAACTAGTGCATCAATCTTTATTCCTTTCTGTTCTACCTTTTTCATATAGGCACCTAATTGTGATGCCGTTATGGTACTCGGTGGGAACTCTTTTATAAGTATTTTACCCTTAGGGTTTTTTACAATTTCATCTTTTAACTTGCTTCTAAGTTCTGGAATTTCAAGTCTTAGGCTGTTTATTTCAATCCCTGTTAAATTTCCTGCTAACCGGCGAGCGTACATGAATTCACTCATTTCTAGTGATACCACCAACACCGTTTTCCCTTGTTTGGCCATGTTAACAGCAACGTTACCCAAAAAAATCGACTTCCCAACATTGGTCTCCCCGGCGAACACATAAATTGATCTACCGTTTTCTAAAAATCCCCCATCTAACTTGTCATCAACCCATGTCCACCCGGAAGATATGGTAGGTTCTTCTATTTGAAGGTTATCGATTAATTTTTCATGGTCTAAAATTAGATCTAAACCTAAATCTACCGATAAATTTATACCACAACATTTTTCGAACTTGTCAAATATAAAAGTCGGGTCTACTTTACCCTTACTGCAGTCATCTGCAACTTCCAACATTGTGTGATACACAGATTTTTCTTTTAAAAACCGTTCTGTGTTACTGTATAACTCATCATGGTTAAAAGTTTTGTCTAATTGATCTATTTTTAAAAGAGTTTCTTTTAAATTTGATTTTAATTCAGGAGTAGTACAGTATGAAGCTATTTCAGTAGCAGTAGGAATTGATTGTCTTTTTATAAAAAAAGCTTTTATTAATGCAATAATGGTTTTAAAATTTTTATTGTCAAAATATCTAGGTTGAACATAATCAATAATCGAACCTAAGTATCTTGGATCAGTAAAACTTTTATACAGTACTACATTTTCATAGTAATCTAAATCTAACGATTTGTCCGACATATAAATCAGTATAGACTATATACTTCAATGATCAACAAGCGATTCTTGGTTGATTTGATCCCAAATCCAATCATAAGTCCGGGCAATGCCGTCAGCTAACGGGTAATTCGGAGACCATCCAAGTTTTTCTTGAATTAATTTGTTATCACTATTTCTTCCTCTTACACCTGTTGGTGCATCTAGTTTATAAACGCGTCTTAAGCGGTGGTGAAAGCTTTCACCACCTTTTTTACTAACCATGGCTTCAGCTGCATCTACTAACTCATTAATGGTAACCATTTCATCTGATCCAATATTTACCGGGCCTGACCAATCTGATTGCATTAAACGCCTAACACCTTCAATACAACCATCAATATAAAGAAATGATCTTGATTGTAACCCATCACCCCAAATTTCTATATCACCACCATCAGGGGTTTCGATTACTTTTCTACAAATAGCAGCTGGGGCTTTTTCTCTACCACCTTTCCATGTACCTTTAGGACCATAAATGTTATGAAATCTAGCAATAGCACAAGGAATACCATAATTTCGTTGATATGCAAGATATAGCCTTTCGGAAAATAACTTCTCCCAACCATATTCACTATCAGGTGCAGCAGGGTATGCTGACGACTCTTCACAATTAGGATTATCAGGATCTAATTGATTATGTTCAGGGTACATACATGCAGAACTGCTATAAAAAATCTTAGTTGTAACCTGTTCATATGGCATAACCCGTGAATCATTATACCAGGGGGTTTTAACAAATTGGTTAAGCCGGTTAATTGCATCTAGGATATGTAAATTAATAGTTGCTGAGTTTCTCATAACGTTTGCATCATGCTCACCGGTAAAAATATATCCGGCTCCACCCATATCAGCAGCTAACTGATATATTTCATCAAAT